TTGTCCGGTATACTGACGAAGTAACCGGGAAGGAAAAGGCTGACGAGGTGGAATACAACGAGACCCACGCCGCTTTCTGCCGGCTTCATAAGGGTGAAATGGGAGTGCAGTATCTTTTTATTGATGAATCCATCGCAGACAGGTGCGAAGTTACTGGCAATATTTACGACAATCCAGCGCCTGCTGATGCAACCTGAATAATAAAAAAGCTGCCAGCCAGGACATATTCCCAGATTAGAACAAGGGAGACTGGGGACATCCGGCATGGCAGCTGGTTATATTATAGTCCATGGTGAAAGAAGGCACAAGTCCGAAATCCCATAATCTCTCTGGATGGCAGGGCATTTTGGCAATTGCAAAACCGGCAGCAGTATAGTAGAATAGTAAATGAAAACAAACAGAGCCCAGAGCCGCATATGCAGAGATGGGTTCTTTCTGTACTTTAGGTATCCGCGCATTTTCAGGATTTGCCATAAGCCCCAAATGGGTCTATGGCAAATGAGAATGGGCAGGGTTCCCGGACATTAGAAAGAACCGTGATGCACAGGCGGATTTTTTTATGTACACGGATGCGGAAGGAGAAAGATCATCCGTACTCGCTGCACGGGCAGGGATTCCCTGTCCGTTTATTTCGACAGAGGTGGTGTGAATGGCAAAGAAGAACCCCATGGTGGACAGGGCTGCAGAGCTGTACAGGGCAGGAACAAGCATGGCGAACATAGCCAGAATCCTCGGTATCCCGGACAGTACAGTGCGCAGATGGAAAAACACATATAAATGGGAAGCGACAAAACCGAACGGCGAACGAAAAAAAAGTGAACGTTCAGATAAGGCAGACAGGACAAAAACATCAAAAAAAGACGGCACGAAACAGACAATGGGGAACGGGGACCTGAACGAGCAGGAGCGCCTGTTCTGCCTGCATTACATCAATTCGTATAATGCCACCATGAGTTATAAAAAGGCATATGGATGCAGCTATGAGAATGCGAACAAAAATTCATACAGGATGATGGTAAAAGAGGGTATAAAAAACGAAATTGAACGGCTGAAGGAAATCAGGCGGCAGCAGGTGATGGTCAGTGAGGAGGACATCGTGGAGCTTCAGATGCGGATTGCCTTTGCGGACATGGGGGACATTGCAAAGACGGATGGTAGCAGTGTCATTGTAAAACCATTTGAGGAGATTGACACACGGGTCATCAGGGAGGTAAAAAGCACAAAGGACGGCATCAGGATAAAGATGGAGGACAGGCAGAAGGCAATCAGCTGGCTAACAAAGTACTTCCTGATGCACCCGGATGACAGGTACAGGGCTGAGTTTGACCGCAAAAGGGCAGAGTCGGGCAACAGCTCACTGGATGAGCTGCTCGGCAATATGCAGACACTTGCAGACATCCTCCGCAATCCGGAAGAAAACCGGACATTGGAGGATCTGGAGAAAGAGGGGCAGACAGATGAATAAACCGGCACCGTTCAGCAGGCGGCAGTATGAATATTTCCTCCGTTGTTATGACAGCTGGTTCAGCGTGGCAGAAGGGGGAAAACGAGGGGGAAAGAATGTCCTCCAGACACTAGTGTTCTGCACAATGCTGGAAACCCATAAGAACCGGATACACCTTGTGGCAGGCGTATCCAG